GATTCTTTTATCATTTCAGCTGAATTTCCAATAGCACTTGCAGATACATTCGATATTTTAAGATCAGTATCTCCAAAATATTCTGCAGATGGAGACCTAAGTGTTTCTTCAGGCCCTACAACTTTCCTAAAAGACTCTGTAGTTACAGAAGTTGAAATGGATACTATTGTTCCTGCAAATATTGAAGCTCTTCCTACTGAACTAATTTTTAGTGTAGACGGAACTCCGACAAGAGTTACATACGACACATTAACTCCTACAAACTCAAATGCAATTCCTGTAAACATAGTTACAGTAAATGGTACTGGAATTTCAACAACTGTTGATTTAACTGGTGCTCAGATAAATGTTCAGCTCTCAGATAGAGGTGCATCTCCAGACGCTACAAGAATTGGTGATGGAACTAACTTGTTAGGAGTAAATGCTTCTAATGAAGCATTGGTGATTGATACTGGTGCGAACTCAAAGCTCGTAACAATAGATGCTGTCTTAGATACTATTTATCTCGATACTCAACAATTAGTTTCTACAGTTAACGTAGAAGGCGTTACAGCTAATCCAAATGGCATTGTAATTGGGGGTGTTGATAGTTCTGGGGACTTTAAAAAGCTAAAATCTCAGACAGATGGTGCTGCTGTTGTATTTCTTCCAGACGGAGCAAGCGCAACTATTCAAACTGATGGTACTCAAAAGACTCAATTGGTAGATGCCGCTGGAGATATAGCTGATATTAAATTATTAAGCGATCAATTAGCCTTAACCGATAAAGGTCTTGTTACTAATACCATTATACACGGAAAAAAAAGCAGCGGACCTGGTCCTGATTTTGTAGACGTAAAAGTTACTCCATCTGGATCATTAACTACAGAGGCAACAATTGTAGGGACAGTTCCAGTTTCTGGACCACTAACTGATGTTCAATTAAGAGCAACACCTGTTCCAGTATCAGGAACAGTCACAGCTAATCTTGGTACAGTTGCAGGCTTAGCATTAGACGCAAATATTGATGCCCTAAAGATTCTTACTGGAGCAGTTACAGAGACAGCACCTGCTTCTGATACAGCGTCTTCTGGATTAAACGGAAGACTTCAAAGAATTGCACAAAGATTAACATCACTTATGGCCCAACTTCCAGCAGCACTGGGAATACAAACATCAGCCAATTCTTTATCAGTTACTCCGGCATCTGATGCAATATTTGGAGTAAAAACCAGACCACTAACAAATTCATTTTCAGAGCTACCTACATTAACTACTGTTCAAACTTTCACAGCTCCTGCTAATGTAATCGGTGGAAAGATACAAGCACTTTCAGATAACTCTGGAAATATAAGATATATTCAAGGTGGAGTTGCTACAATTACATCTGGGATAAGGCTGGAACCAGGAAGATCGGAGGATTTTAACGGTGGATCAAACATTAGCGTTATTTCCGAATCTGGTACAAATGCAGTAAGTGTTAATTGGACTATTCAAGCTTAAGGGGATTATATGAAAAGAATTTTAACTGCGTTTTTAATAACGCTTTCACTAGCAACACAGGCGGGATTACCGCCTACATCGTCAAAAGTTAGTGGTGAATCTAGTTACCCAACGACCTTTAAAACAGATTACGGAACATTCACTGGAACAAGATCGGGAACAACTTTAACAATTACTGGGCTTGGCGATGCAAAGGCTAAGTCTTTAGACATCGACAGTTACACAACTGCTCAAATGCTTGCACTTACTCCGGTTGAAGGTCAAACCATTTACAATAGCGATTATAAGTCTTTTGCTACTTGGAATGGAACCACTTGGACTTATGGTTTTGGTAACTTAAATGTGCAAACTGACTATGTTAATGGTGGTGCAATAACAATTGAAGCAACAACAACTAACCCAACAAAAGGCTCTATCGTTACAGATAGAGTGCTTTGGAAAAGAAATGGTCAGAATTTGAGAGCGGATTACCAATACGAGCAAGGTGCCGGAGGCGCTGGCACTGGTGATTACCTCTTTACACTTCCTGCCGGCCTTCAATTTGATTCAAATTTGGTTATTTTTTACACAGGAGCAATTACGAGTCAGGTTGCTCCTAAGTCCATAGTTGGTTATGGTAACACTGCAAACAATCCTACAAACGGCTTTCCTGATATGCTTATTGCTTACGATGCAACAAGATTCAGAGTTGCTCATGGGTTTCAAGGTTTCAATCCGGCATTTCTAGGAAGCTCAAACATTCCACTGTCTGGTCAAGTGGGATACGGGTTTACGATAGATGCTCCAATTTCTGGATGGTCTTCAAATACTTCTGCGTGGCTGTTGGCAAACTCAAATCCATCACTAACAACAACAGATTTCAGTGCAAAAGTATCTTCTGCAGATGCTGTTTCTGATGAAAACATAGACTTTATAAATGGTAACTGCACAAACGCGACAGCGGGAAGGGGAACTTGTACTTATATTACTAGCTTTTTTGGATCATCTGTTCCAAATTGTGTAATAACTCCAGTCGTGACAGGGGCAGAGGTTACAATCATTTCTCAGTCTTCTTCTGCCATTACATATGAAACAAAAAACTCTGCTGGTACTGCGACAAACTCAGACGTAAACATAAAGTGTCAGCGATCTGGCTCTGATTTTTTAGCGGCAAATAGCCCATTTATTTTTGGTTCTTTTGCAGGTGTCTTGAGTGCTTATGGATATACTGGAAAGGTAGATCACTGGGATGTCAGCTACGGTGCAACTTCTTCAACTGTCTGCGCTCCTGGACTAAATACAGTTTGCCCATACATTAAAGTAAGCGGCGGAAGCACTGATGGTCCATTGGTTGTTGGGTCGGAAGTAAAGTATGGACCATCTGGTGGTGTGTATGAAATGTACACGAAAGAAACATACTCAGAAATATGGTGCCAAGGAATTGTTTTCCAATCCAATACCGCAACGGGGGTTATCAACTCTAGTATGCAATGCTCAAACTGCAACATGCTTTCATTTAGAACATTAACTGCGAACCAAGGTTCGGCAACAGACACTTGGGGATCGCTTAAGTGTACTGGATACAGATAGGAGTTATTATGAAATATTACCTATTATTAGCACTTATTACTTTGGCTTCATGCTCATCAACTATATATGTAGAAGATTGCGAACTAGTTGACGCTAATCTTTACAAATGTGAGACAAGATAATGAAAATTATAAACTGGATAAAAAACTTATTTAAAAAGAGTAAGGTCGCTAATCCCCCTATAGTTACTCCTCCGGCCAAACCAATTCCAGAAATTCCAAGTAAAGAAGAAACTCAAGAGTTTCCAAAGAAAAGAATAGCAATTATTGTGGGTCATGGTAATGGAGATGGCGGTGCTGACACAATAGATGGGTCTAATGAATTTGAATATAATTCATTTGTTGCCGAGTATGTAAAAAAGAACTCTAAGCAATTAGTTGAGACTTTTTACAGGGGTCCATCTGGAATAGTTGGTGTTGGGTTAAAAGCAGTCGCATGGAAGGCTGATATCTCTATTGAGCTACATTTAAATAGCTTTAATGGCATCGCAAGAGGCTGTGAGGTGCTTGTTTTAAACGGAGATAAAGAATCAGCAAAGATTGGTACTTTATTTGCTAGATCTTTTTGCGAAAAATTCTCAAGAGTATTAAGAGGGGATAATGGAATAAAGTGGCTATCTACCGCAGATAGGGGTGGAGCTTCACTAAAAGCAGTCTCTCCAATTAAGCAATCTATACTTGTCGAGCCCCTTTTTTGCGATAACAGACTAGAGTTATTGCCCAAAGAAACCTATGCAAAGTTTTTGACTAATTTTGTAGATGAGCTATAATAGAACAGTTACATATTAGGAGAATTAAATGAGTGCTGGTACATATACAATGGCTATTGAGCAGGGCTCTACTTTCAGTGTGCAGCTTACTATCAATGATAGTTCTGGTGCTCCTATAAATTTAACAGGCCATGTATTTCGTGGACAAATTAGAAAGACAATATCTGACTCAACTATACAGGCTTCATTTACATTTACAATATTAGATCAAGTTACGGATACAGGTAAAGTTGTAGTTAGCTTAACTGCTGCCCAAACAACTGCAATATCATTCCCTTCTCAGAAAACAGTAGAAAGAACTGATGTCGAAATGTCTTATGATATTGAAAGCGAGATAAGCGGGACTGTTTATAGATGGCTAGAAGGAATTGCTAGTATAAGTCCAGAGGTTACTAGATGAGCGAAGTAATTATAGTTCAGGACGATCCAGCTGAGATAATAATTCAGCAAGATGCTCCAAATGAAGTTACTATTGCCAGTATTGGGGTTCAAGGTCCAACAGGAGCAGCTGGTACACCAGGCGCAACAGGTCCTCAGGGTCCGCCAGGTAATGATGCTCCATCAGACCATACTTTACTCTCAAACATTGGTGTTAATACTCACGCTACTATTGACTTGCATATTTCAAGTACAGCCAACCCTCACAATGTAACTAAAACACAAGTTGGTTTGTCTGATGTAGATAATACATCTGATGCCGCCAAGCCAGTCAGTACCGCTCAACAAACAGCCTTAAACCTAAAGGCAAATATAGCATCTCCTACTTTTACTGGAACAGTTTCTGGTATAACTAAAGCAATGGTTGGTTTAGGAAATGTAGATAATACTTCAGATCTTTTAAAGCCAATATCTAACGACACTCAAGCAGCATTGGATCTCAAGCAAGACGCTTCAAGTGCGGTAACACTTACTGGAGTGCAAACTCTTACAAATAAAACATTAACATCGCCTGTGATTAACTCTCCTACAGGGATTGTAAAGGCAGACGTAGGATTATCTAACGTAGATAATACGTCAGACGTAAATAAGCCAATTTCGACAGCAACTCAAACAGCATTAAATTTAAAAGAAGATTCGGCCAACAAGGCTCAACCAAATGGTTATGCATCTTTAAATGGTGCTGGTCAGGTTCCGACGGCACAGATACCTACAACTCTTTTTAATTATCTTGGGGCGTGGAACGCTTTAACAAATACTCCAACGCTAATAGATGGAACTGGTACAATTAAAGATCAGTACATAGTAAACGTAGCAGGAACTCAAGACCTTGGTTCAGGCCCACAATCATTTTCACTTGGTGATTATGTTATCTATAATGGAGCCGAATGGGAGAGGATACCAAACACAGATGCCGTTAGTTCGGTAGCAGGAAAGCTTGGTGTTGTTGTTCTAGATAAGAGCGATGTAGGTCTAAGCAATGTCGATAATACTTCGGATGCAAATAAACCAATATCTACAGCGACTCAGACTGCTTTAAATACAAAGGTAGACGAGAACGCAGCCATTGTAGGTGCGACTAAAACTAAAATCACATATGACTCAAAAGGGCTAGTTACAGCTGGTGTAGACGCAACAACTGCAGATATTGCAGACTCTACAGATAAAAGATATGTAACAGATGCAAACTTATTAGTCATTGGAAATACATCTGGTGTGAACACCGGAGATCAGAACTTCGAGACAGCAGAAGTTGATTTTGGAGCAGTAAGTGATTATGCAATTACAACTGTGCCTGCTTTGTGGATAACACCAACAAGCACTTTAAGCTTGGCAATCACACCAAATTTAATAGATCATGATATAGAAGATGCTTTATTAGAAAGAATTGTTTGCACATATGGTAACATTGTTGATGGTGTTAGCTTTGATGTTCATTGTCATGCACCTAATGAGACACACGGAAGATATAATATAAAAATAATGGGAGTCTAAGATGTCAGTAAGAATTAAAGGTACGATCAATTTACAAGAAGTAGATGCAAACGGAAACGCACTTGTAAATTTACCACTTGAGGGAACTCAGGCCGGATTCTCTACAATGATTGCACAAAATGATGCAGGAGATGTAACGGGTACTCGCTCAATGAAAGAAGTAGAAATCAGCTCTGACTATAGAGTTAGAACTGGTCAAGATAACATGATATTTAACGAGCAGTTTCCAGGGGCAGCTTTTAACACAGCTCTTTGGCAGCAAACAGTCGGTACTGCAACAATGTCGGTTACTGCTGGATTTGCTAACTTAAACGCTACATTCTCAGTAGCTTCTGGTGCATTTGCTTTATTAAGAACATACAGACATTTTCCTTGCTATAAGCAATACACAACTTATGCAGAAATGGAAGTTCAGTTTACTGAGTTTCCAGTTACAAACAACCGTTGCGAGTGGGGTCTTGTTCTCATGGCATCTACTGCAGTTCCTACGGATGGAGCATTTTTTAGAATAGATGCCGCTGGACAATTTAGAGCTGTTATTAGTTACAACGGAACTGAATCACAATCAGCACCTTTAGACTTTGCAACACTAGTTGGAATTAACGACACTCACTCGTTCTTAATTTATATTGGCTCTACTACAGTTTTATTTTGGATTGATAATATTCTTGTTGCAGAAATTCCTGTTCCTGCCGGACAAGGTTCTTCAATGTCTTCAATGAACCTTCCATTAGCATTTAGAAATCATAACGTAGCGGCAACTTCGGTTGCTCAGGTAATGAAGGTCGGAAATACAAACGTATCTTTTGGTGATCAAGCAATGAGTAAGCCATGGGGTCACGTTCTTTCTGGTGCTGGTGCATTTTCAGCTCAAGGTCAGACTGGTGGAACAATGGGCTCTACTTCAATTTATACAAACGCAGCGGCAGCAGCGGCAGCGGCCCTATCAAACACAGCAGCGGCAGCTCAGAACACTGGTCTAGGTGGAATTATAAACGTACTACCAACTCTTGCAGCTGGTACAGATGGTATTCTTTGTTCATTTCAGGTTCCATTGGGAACAGCGGCACTTCCAGGAAAGTCTTTATACATTACTGGAGTTGCACTTGATTCAGTTGTAAGTACGGCTCTTGTTGGTGGTCCTGTTATTTATGCTGCATCAGTAGCATTTGGACATACGGCAGTTTCACTAGCAACAACAGAAACAGCGGCAACTAAAGCACCTAGAAGAGTTGCTCTTGGTATTCAAAGCTTTGCAGCTACAGCAGCTGTAGGTGTTCAACCTCAAAAATTGCAAGACGATTATACTGTAGCTCCTGTATGTATTCAGCCAGGCGAGTTTGTTCAGCTTGTATTAAGAAATATTGGTACAGTAACAACTTCTGGAGCAATTACTTTTGTAGTTTCATTTACTGGATACTGGGAATAATTAATTTAAAAAAAGAGGTTACGGATGGCAGAGTATATTAAAAATAATCAGTCTAAGTTTTCATTGTTAGATACTCCAGAGTTTCAAACAATGTACAGTAAGCCATCTGGTGGTGGAGCACAGACTCAATCTGCTGAGTCTTCTGCTGATGAAAGTAAAAGTTTTCTATCTCCAGACGTTGCAAGAGCTACAGCTTACGGAGCACAGTCTGGTGGCCTTTCTGGTGCTTTGACTTCAGGAGGCGTTACATCAATGCTAGGGCCTGCAGGAATGGCGGGAGGCGGTCCTTACGCTGTTGCGGGTGGATTAATTCTATCTCAGATCGAAGCAGCTCAAAAAGCAAAAGCAGAAGCTGAACAAGAAAGAATTAAAAATGAAAAAATTAGAATGGAAAAAACTCGCATGGCATACTCTGATATGGCAAATCAAAGATTTGGAGTATAGATGAGACAGGTAAAATTTCTAATCAAGGAAGCAAAGACAAACACCAACACTGTAGACAATGAGTCTATATCTGATGAGTTATGTAGCCAGCTTCTTAATAGATGTCAAGATTTTATCATGGCAGAGCTTTATAATAGAAATATAAAATCTAACGTATTTAGGGGAACACAGGAAATAACGATCTCCCCAGGTGTAGATACCTACGATCTTCCTGCCGATATTTATGCAGTAAACTCAATTTCATCGGTATCTCAAGCCTATGAAAATGGAACATTTAGAACATTAAGACAAATATCTGAAAAAGATAGAGGTTTAAAAGAAGGCTACTTTGTAGCCAGAAACTCTATAATATTTTCACCAAAACAAAACTCATTAAGAGTTGTTGGTCTTAGTTATACACAAAAACTTCCAAAAGTTTATATTAGCTATGGAACTGTTATCTCAGTTACACCAACGACAATACTGCTTGATGAATATTCAGACCTTTCATCAGTAGATGATTTTTTATGTGTTGTTGATTCTAACGGATCAATAATAGTAGATTCAGTTTCATTTACTCAAAGTGATGAAGTTTTAACTGTAGCATCTACTGCAGGGATACTAGCAGGAATGAAAGTTGTTCCTGGAAAATACTCAAGCACACACTCTTCACTTCCAGATGAGTGCGAATCATCTTTAGTTTTTATGCTAGAGAAATTAATACAGGCCAGACTTTCTAGTTCTGATATTGAGATTGGTACAATTTTATCTAAAGACCAAGTAGATCAAATAGGTGAAATGTTCAGCGATAACTCTGGTGATTCATTTATGCCTCCAATATTGGAGTATACAGAATGGGCTTAAAGATATTTGGAGCTGGAAATACTGATCAAAAATCAAATAATTTACTTAGAGACCCTCAGGACTTAAGAGACTCTAAGAACGTAATGATTAATACATCTAACGAATACGTTAAAAGAATGGGTACAATTAACGATACAGCTATTCCATACACTGGCTCTGCTGATGTTAGTTACATTAAATCACTTGGTGAGTACTTTTATAGAAATGGGAGCAATTACAAGTCTGTTAAAGGAGGAGTAAGTAAAAATATCTATAAGTGGGATGACCCCACATTTAATCCATCATCAGAGTTATCTATAGCAGAATACTTAAATACAGCTATTTTTACACATATTGATGGACAAAACTTTACTGCTAAATATGATGGACAATCTATTTATAGGGCAGGTTTGCCTACTCCAGAAGTATCATCAGTAACATCAGGTTCAAACTATGTTATATGTTTTTATCAATTTATAGATGCAAAAGGAAATGTAATTTACGGCCCATCTGTAATTAATAAAAATGCCGATCTGGACGGTACATTTGCTATTCAGACTTTAAAAGACACTGGGTTCTATGGTGGATATGTTAGAGTTCCTCTTCTGTTGGGTGAGGTCTATACTATATATAAAGATCAGAGAACATTGGTTTACGAGTCTATATCTGACGATATAGATGTCGGATCAAAGATTACATTTAGAAATAGCTTTCATGCCTCTGGAACAGATCAAGCGACAGTTTCAGTTAATGGCTCTGCAAACAATTTTTTTGTTCAATATGAAATAGAATCTATAAATAGAGATCCCGCATTTAACGAAATAACATTTACAGCCGAGTCCATTGGTGAAAGTCTTGTTGTTTTAAACTCTCCTTTGGTTACTGGTGTTTTTAATGTTCAAGGATCACTTAGTGTAAAATGGTTTTTATCTGAAAGTGAAACAACTGGATATTATGGTCCAAGCTCAGACTTTTCATACATTACAGTTGATAATTCACTGACAAGTCATACTGTTAATTATGCCGATCCGATAGACAAAGATTTTTTAATGTCTAGTATATATGACATTACTACCTCAAAACTAAGACCACCAAAATGCAAATACCTTCTTACCTATGGCTATCAGCTTGCATGTGGGAATGTTATTTCATTTTATGACTTTGAAAATAAAGAGACTAAATACACCAACAATGACCTTGTTATGTATTCTGATTTATCAACTGGTGACTTAGGTGAGAACTTCTCTGAGTCAAATAGACAGTTGATAGGCGATACATATGACGGACAAATATCTGGCCTACAAAGAGTAAAAGACTCTTTAATAGTTTTTAAAGATAAAATGGCTTTTTCTTTAGATGGTGTCTTAATTCCAGGACAATACACATTAAGAAAAATAGAAACAAATGAAATTGGATGTACTTCGTTCAAGTCAATACTTAGTGTTGCAAATGAAGTTATCTTTCAAGGACAAGATGGACTATATGCTATTAATGGGTACAACTGTAAAAAAGTAACAGACTCTTTAGACCCATTCTTCAAAAACATTAATCCAGCTTTAACAAGATCAGTAATGAACAATGAAGATGATCAATACTTATTCTGGACAAATCTAGGAATGGTTGTCTATGACTATCATTTTGAAAAATGGTTTATATGGACTGGTATAAATTGCTCATCAGGAATTACAGTAGACAACGATAGATCAATAAGATTCTTTAGCTCTACATTGGTCAGAAAGTTTCAACAGGCATTAAATGACTCTGGTGTGGCAATAGATGCCTACATAGATACTGCTTGGTTTGATCTTCAAGAGCCTGGGCTCCTGAAAAAAGCTACAGACATTAGAATTTACTCTATGAACAATGCTGGTCAAAAGCTCCAGTTAACTTACTTTCTTGATTGGTCTACTTCTAAGTTTAAAGGGCCATTTGAAGTCAACATGTCTGACTCTACTATTAAGACAATACATAAAAATCTAGACATTATTCAGAATCAAAGTTTTTCTTTTAGATTTAGAAATAATGCAATAAACCAAGACTTAAACATTAGCGGATATGAGGTTGCTGCCACTGTAATCCAAATGAAGGATAAAAATGTCAAGTAACCCGTTACTTAAAGTAAAAGTCCCATATGCGGACAATGCAGAAGACTTAGTTGAAAAGTTTAACTATATGGTTAAAACAATTAACAGCTCTTTTGTAGATAGCTCTCAAGCGTCCGAATCAGGTCAATTAACTGGCATTTTAAACTTAGATGGTATTCAACTAAGCCAATCTTGGTCAGGTCCAGCTGCTTTTGTGGCTTCATATACATTAAATCATAATTTAGGGTCAATTCCTTCTGGTTGGTTGTTAATAGACAGCACTGCTTCTGGTATTTCTACTGGTGGTTCTTATAGTATTTACAGGAGTTCATGGACAACAACACAAATTACTATTACAATTAGTGTTGATACAAATACAATTGCAAGTTCAGCGGGTTCGTTTAAAATCTTAGTCTTGAGGTAGGTTTATGAGTTTTTTTAAAGATCTTGGTAGAGGCACTCTAGCCGTTGGTACTCTGGGATTATCAGAGTTAGCTAGAAGCAATAATGAAAAAAACGATGCTGAAAATTCAGCGGCAAATGCTCAAATGGATTTATACAATAACAATCTTTCTGCACAAGCAAAAGCTGATGCCTCTAAAAAGAAAACTGATTATTACGGAAATACTCTGGCCGGACTTGGTGGGGAAACTGAAAATTACGTTGGTCGCCTCAAAGGTAACCTAGATAAGAACGTAGCTAGAGCTGATATTTACAATCAGCAAGCAGGGCAGCAAAGAGCCCTAGATAATGCTCGAGCAGGACTTGGTGGTGTTGATACATCAGCAATGAATGAGCAAGGTCGTCGTAATGCTTCTTTTGGTGCAGCTGCAGTTAACGAAGATGCAAAAAGACAAGCATTAGACATGTATGGGTCTTCAATTTCAAATAGAATCGAAGGGGCCAACAAGATTGATAATTCTGAAATGGCACTTGCCATTGCTCAGATGAAGCAACCAGAAACAAATTATAAACCAGGGCTTTTAGGGTCTATTTTTAGTGGGTTTGTCTAATGAACAAAGAAGATAAAGCATATATGAAATTGATGATAAAAAGTGCCAAGGATACAAACAAAGCACAAACTGATTATATTAATTGGCTTGCAAAAAATGGAGCTTCGTATTCTCAAGCTGAAAGTTTAAATAGTGTTGGTCCCAATCTTTTGCCTGGTCCAATGTTTAAACCGGTATTTGAGGAGCTTCAAAAACTACCTCTTAAAGATCAGTTAGAACTACAAGCACAACCTAAAGTAAATCCAGATGAATGGGGTACTTTAAATGGGGGTATGCTCGAGTCTGATTATAGAGATGGAGTACCTGGTGCTCAAAAATTTATTAATGAGCCAAAAAATATTCAAGAATTATTATACCCGACAAGGAAATCATAAAATGATGCCAGATAGATATGATGAAATTAAAAAGAGACTGGCCGTAGGTCAGATTAAACCTGAGTTTCAATTTGACGGGCAAAATTTGCCTATCACTGATTATCCTGAAGAGCAACTAGAAGAGCCAACTAGAGAGCTTGCAGAGACATCTGAGGCTAAAGAAGAGTATCAGGGCATGGATGGTCAATCAGCTATGTATCTTGGAGATGCTGTAGCATCTGCAGGTCCTGCACTATTATCACTTCTTGGTGGTGGTTCAGCTGCTGTAGTTAGTGGATTATTTGATAAGGGTAATAAGTATGCACAATCTCGTGGTGCTCAAGAAGAAATTACAAAAGCCAATACATCAGTAATTGATGTTGACGGCCAGCCAGTTAATATTAGATCAAGAGATGCCATTGGAAAGAAGCCATACTATCAAAGTAAGCTTGGTGGAAAAGCATTTGCCGATCCTTCTAGTATTCAAAAAACAGAAAGAGTTTATGATAGAGCTACTGATAGTTTTAAGATAATGGGAATAACAAGAGGTGGTCAAGTTGTAGATTTAGGATTAGAGCCTAGTATGGGTGTTGGTTCAGCCAGTGGAACTGACGTTTTGGGTTCAAAAAGTACTGTACAATATAATAAGAATGATCCAAGCAAAAAAACCCCAATCAAAACAACTCCTGGTTATGGAACACTAACTGGAACTCCAGTTCAAACTCAAAAAGATGTCAACAAACTTGCTGATAAGTATGCAAAAGATACTGACATTTTAGAAACTAAAAAAAACGAGCTTAATAACGCCGTATCTATATTCAGCAATCCTAAAGCTACTCCCACTGAACTAACAGCTGCCAGAGAAGCTTTAATTAGATCAGTAACTGCAGAGACAAGATTAACAGATAATGATGTTGAAAGAGCTTTAGGTAATGACTTTAGAACTTTATTAGCTCAAATTGGTTCTTCACTTAGTAATAAGGGCTTTGGAGAAATGTCGGATGCCCAAAAAGCAGATTTTTTAACTGCTGCAAAAACTTTATCTAATAGACTAGAAAATGGTCTAAACTTTGCTTATAATAAATCAAAACAAAGAGCATCTGCATTGCCTGGTGGAAAAGAAGCATTTGAAGCCCAAACACCAGAAAGAACAAAATCAGCAAAAACTGCAGAAGCAGAACTGATTAAAGTTCAAATGCAAGCAGAAAAGAAATATGGTAAAGGAACGCCAGCTTTTGAACAATTTATGCAATTTTATAAAAGTAAAAAGGGAATCTAATGGATAACATTCAAGATTTATTTAAAGAGTTTGAAGAAACAGAAGACCTTTTTGCTGAGTTTGATAGACAGAAACAAGAGGCAAATAAAAAAACTGTATCGGATGCAATTTACCCTGAAACATTTGAAGGTAAATATCTTCAGCCATTGTATGACATTGCTGCTCCAGTGGCAAAAAGTCTTTCTGTTTTAGAAAAGCCTTTATCTACATCTATGGCCGTAGGTAAGACTATAGGAAGAGGAATCAATGAGCTATCAGGTACCACTGAAGATGGTGCTGCAAGTATCCTTGAGCCATTAAAACAAGAAGCATTAGCAGGAATTTATCCAGCACCAGAAAACTCTATATCATCTGGATTAAGAGACCTAGAAATAGGAACAGAGCCCATAATTGGCGATGTTTTACCAGAAGGAATTAAGGCTCAGTTTCCAAAGGCTTCAGCAGTTATTTCAAGCGTAGCACCAGTAGATGTGGCAGATATGGCAGTTTCTGGAGCATATGGTTCTAAGCTTCCATCAATGGCCGGAGGTCAGCTTGATGATATGAAAGTTGCAGATAAGCAAATTGCTAAAAATGCTCTTATTAGGGGATCACAAAAAGATGTTAAGTTTGTTGGTGAATTAGAAAAGCACGGAAAAATTAATACATTAGCAGATAAAGTAATATCTGATCCTGCAATTAGATCAAGACTAACTAATCCTAAAAAAATGGTTGAATATCTTGATGGTTACTCTACAGAAAATACAGATAAAATAACTGGTGCAAGAAATAAGGTAACAATAGTTCCTGGAAAGTTACAGCAAGTTGGGTCTGAGTTAGGTGGAAAAGTAAAATCTTTATCTAGATCACTTCAAGATAAAAAAATGTTCTTTGATACTAATAACTTTACAGACGATGTTGTTTCAGAAATTATGCAAGATGCAGATAAAATAGGCTCTGGTGTTTCTTATGATCCTGCAAAGCTAAAAGCAGAAGTTCAAAAGTTCACAAAGGCAAAAGGAAGAGGAACTACCTTGGAAAGCATTGATGCTGGTAGGGTTCCATTTGAAGACTTAGTGGCCATAAAAAGAGGAGCTGCTGATAGAATATTTTCAATGAAGCAAGTTAACTTTGCCGATGTAGAAAATCCTACATTTGCAGAAGCGGTAGCTCAGAAAGTATGGTCAAAAGCAGACAATGAGATCAATAAAATTGCTGAAGCAATGGACGATTTTGAACTAATAAAATTAAACAATGAATTTTCTGATTATCAAAAAATCAGAGAATTATATGCCAATAAAAACATTGCCGAAAGATACATACCTAGTCTCTTAGAGGACATTGTTCCTGCTGCCGCTATTGGCGGTACAGTTGGATTAGCCACAGGAAACCCTTATTTAGGAGCAGTGGCTGCTGGTGGGTATCCAATGGCAAGATCAGGAGCTGGAACACTGTCTAATAACTTTCCATCAATGGCATTAAACACAAGAATGGGCGTACTAGAGCCTGCATTAAAGGTGGGATCTATGTTAAAACCAAGTGTAGCAGCTACAGGATTAGCAGCATCTCAGCTTCCAAGAAATACAGATGAAATAATTGCCATGAAAGATCAGTTTTTAGCAAAGATTGCAATGGAGACAAAGACTCCACAAGGAAAGCAATTATTTGATGAAGTGGTAAATATCATGGAAAACAACCCACAACAGATTAAATCAGTTCTTCCTATGTTAATGAAAGCATATCCAAATGCATTTCAAAATGATCCATACAATAGAATTGATGGTGAAATCCTTGATCCTATTTTGAAGCAAAAGGCTATAGAGCAAATAATTCACAATCAGCCATCTTCTGTTGAAGGTGCTAAACAAATGCAATTGCTTTTAAATGGAAATAAGTACTATGGTAACTGAAATTGCTGAATTTGTTGCCGCCAATAAATTGCCTATAGCATATAAGCAAAAAGATGGTATAATCACAGTAACGCCTAAGGGTTTAGATATATCAGAAATTGACGAAATTTGCATAAAGTTTGGTGGAAAGCTGATTAATGGTGAGATTATAATTCATGAAGAAGGAAGATAGGAGCATTATAATTGAATTGATAGCTGAGCATGAAATGAAAGTTTTCTATGCCACTATTGGATTCTTTGTATGGATAGTTCTTGCAATATTTGCACTTCGTGAAGCACAGGCAGTTCAACAATCTAAGTTAGACGCAATTAAAGAGACAGTCGACAAAATATATGTCGAAGTAAAAAAATAGTCAGGAGGACTTATGGACGCGAAACTTATCGGAAAAGATTTATTAGCATGTATCGATCTTGAAAAGGCTTCTGATATTGTTATTGATGCAGTTGTTGCAGAAATTAACAAAATCGCAGCTGATTCTTCAAACAAGTTTGATGATGCGGCAGCAGGCTTATTGCTACCAATTTTAGTTCCACAACTAAAAGAATTAGCAAAAAAGAAAATCGCTGAAATCTAATGATCCAGAAAATAATCGGGTCAGTAGCCTTGTGGATACTATTTAAAATAGTTGTACCCATTGCAGGTTGGTGGCTCGATTATTATCGTCTAAAGAGAAAAGAAAAAGATGAAACACAGTGAGAATGTTGAGCTAGTAAAGCAAGCTGGAATCATTATGATAAAAGAAGCTTTGATGGGAATATTTATCAAGTGGCTTCCATTCTTGATCTCTGGTCCGTTTAATTTTGTGGCCGTAAAATTAGCAACAAAACTAGCAGAAGAATTAGCAGAGAGAGGTGAATTAATGCTATTCTTTAGACATATAGATTACAGAACTAATGAGCAAGGTAAAGATTTTGTATCAGCAATGATTAAAAATCATAAAGCTCAACTCACAGGAAGTGAAGATGAAAAGAAACAAGCAGAGTCTGAGCTTATTATTGCTACTAACACTTTTGTACACCTCATGCGCTAATGTTCCTGATGTTTATGTCTGCGCTGAAATAAGCATGTCAAAGGGAATTTGCACCAAAACAGTATCTGGTACTAATGTCATAGTAGATGACGATCATCCATTAGAGGGTCAGACCTGGTTTGACATGAGAATAAGAACACTGTCTATGCCTGCAGAATCTTGGGCAAAAATCAAAGCTTATATGATAAAAATGTGCAAGCAGCATAAATGCAACGTAGATATATCTACTTGGGATAGATAAAAAATTTGCACAAAATCGATATTTAATCCATAATATACATATAAGAATTTATTGCCTACTTTTTACATGGATGTAAAGTTGAGTGACAATAGCTGTATTTTGGTAATTTCGGACAGTCAGGCTCCTCATCACCATCCTGATACTATTTCTTTTTATAAGGAAGTTAAAAAACAATTTAAACCTACTCGGGTAATCCACATTGGAGACCTTGGTGATTTTGAAGGAATTAATTTTCATGGAAAGAACCCCAATCTCCCGTCTGCTCATGATGAACTTCAACATTTAAGATCATTTGTTAAAGAATTAGCAAAAGTTTTTCCTGAAATGGAAATTGTAGACTCTAATCATGATGCTCTCCCCTTGAGAAAAGCCAGGTCAGTTGGCATTCCAGACGATATGATAAAAAATATTGGTGCAATTATGGAAGCCCCTTCTACTTGGATTTTTGTCAAGCAAATTGTAACAAGATTACCTAATGGGATTATTTGTAAGTTTAAACATAATTTTGGATCTAATTTATTAGCTGACTCTATGAAACAGGGTATGTCTCTTGTTTGTGGCCATTTTCACACTAAATCATTTGTACAGTGGTGGCAAAATGACCTAGGAATGCTTTTTGCTATGCAAGTAGGATGCACAATAGACGTGGATTCTGCCGCCTTTAATTATGATAAAGACAACGCTCTAAGACCTGTAATATCAGCTGGAATTATTAAGGGAGGTGTACCAATGATAATTCCAATGTACATCAAAAAGAAAAAATGGAAAGGATACATATAAATGAAGATCCCGAAAAAGATAAATGTATTTGGCACCATTTATAAGATAAAATTTGTAGACTCAGGTGGAATGTTTGCAGGTCTTTGTGACATGCAAAAAAAAACAATATTCTTAGATATTCATCAATCAAAAGAACAAATGATAGGTACATATATACATGAAGTAATTCATGCTATGCAATTTTCCCTTGCTTTTAACCAAGCAATTAGTCGAGAGATGATGGAAATGATGGCAGAAAATACCGCTGTATTAGTTATGCAGATGATGAAGGTGAAATGAAGTATATTTTATATGTACTTATTTTATGTGCAACATCAGCCTTACTTGAGACATATATCTGCGACTACAAAGAAGATATTTACAGTTGTGAATTGATCAGTGATCCATCTGAAAAAGAAGTCATCCAACCTATCGAAGATGATTATCTATTTGATCCAGAGTCTCCATAACTCATTCAGTACAAACATAGCAGCATCTTGGTCCTTTGGGACTTTACAGTTTATATACACGTCACCCTCTGGATTGATCGTAAGATAATCAGCGGCCATATACTTTTGCCTCTTCTGGTGATAGGTCATGTTGTTAACTGTAGGAATAAGCTTAGGCATCATCGATGAAAGCTTATCATAAACTTGAATTGTAGCTAATATATCACAAAGAGCAGTGTGTGCATTTGCAAGCTGAATATCAAAGAAGCTACAAATATCACCGAGCTTATTTGACTTGGGTTTAATCTTTTTATTTTTAAATACCTCCTTAGCCATTGAAAGCGTGTCAATTGAGTTAGCATCAAAGCGAACAACATAGCTTGAATAATTAGCAGTCCTGCAGAACAACCTAAAAAAATGATTAATGTCGAATTTAACATTTTGCCCTCCAAGGCTAAATACAGTCTCAAACTGATCCACGTACTCTATAACTTGCTTAACAACCTCCTCAGCGGTCGGGAAGGTAGGGAATAACTTAGGATCAATCCCATTTATTCTCATCGCCTCAGGGTCTATAAACGCTTCTGGGTGAGGTCTGATGTATGTCACAAAGGGCTCTTTCTGCTCACCGTTGATAACTGGAACTAGCGCGAGTTCTATTATTGCTGCCTTGTCTCCCAGTGCGGTCGTTTCTGTGTCGATCCAAAGTATACTAGACATATTTTTCCTTAAAATCTTCAATCATTTTATCAAGTTCATTGACTCGGTTATCATTGGTAGCCAAGATGAATTTTATTTCCTCTAAGATTTTTATCAAATCTTTATCTTTAAAACCACCAACCATCTGACCATCTAAAATATAATCATCTGCACTCATTTCTCACCCTCCAACTTATCCACCTTCCAGCATTGCTCACGATAATTGCACATCTTGCATTTAAAACTTGAAATATGACCATATCTTCTAGGTATCTCTAAAATATTATCAACAGAAGCTATTTCTTTACCACGATTGATCGCCCAATGGGCCTCTATTGGTTCTCTTTGTATAATTTCGACATGTATCTCGCAGTCATTTTTGTTAAGGGCAAAAAAGAGACAAGAAGAAAGGTCGAGCTTTTCCATATATACCTGACATTGCGTATAGTATTTTGGATCTGAAAGTCTAACTCCAGATTTTTTAAGGGCGGTAAAACGGGTCGTGTTATAGGTTTTAAATTCAAGTAAAGATGGAGATTCAAGCATAATAATACCGTCAACGTGCCCAGCAAGCACACCATCAGTAAAACCAAACTGATTACCCTCCTCATCCAATAACCACATCTCATAACCAGCATTCTTTAAAAGTTTAATCATATATTCTTCAAGCTGATGACCTAGATCAAATATTCTATGAATCCTAGGATCATCAACAGGCTTTGGCATTTTATATGAATACCAAAGTTTGCGATCACATTCCTCACCTAGACCGCTCGCTCCCATGTAATCGCGCACCCCCTTATCGGAAGCGCGCTTGATTATGGCCTGGTCGATTCTCTTAATTAAATCATCCATTATTTCGCCCAGGGCTTAGCTTTTGTTGTTGTGCTTGGGGCCGTTGCTACTGACTTCTTTACTGTCTCAGTCAACGCCCAGTTCTTAGCATTGTAATAAACTTTATCACCAACTGGTCTTTGCTCGAGCGTGATACTGAACACAGAGTTTGTCTTAATCGACTCGATTGAAATGTCATCACTTGCGCCAACAAGTTCTGCAATCTGAGCAATCTCTCTTCTAGCAATGTCTTGAGTTGTCTTGTTTGCGTTCTCTACATTATAAGACAAGAAAAATGTTCTGCCTTTAAATGCTTCCGATACAATCTTCATCTTTAGATTCCAAGATACACCACCAGCTAGAGTTTGCTTCTCTTCTACGGTGTCCATTTGAACATTGTACACACCTGGTGTAATTGGTGCATAATCATTGCCTGCTGGAACTTCTGATGCTTTAAATACGATACCCATAAATACTCCTTATAATAAAACCTTATTAATAATTGCAGATAAGTCTGCATCTTCATATGAATCTAATAGTCCTGATCTGTCTTTAGCAAGTCGTGACTCAGTAGCATCGGTAATGAACTTTCTAACCTGCTCGCCATCTTCTTTCTTGTATGCCTTTAAGTGAAGAACTAAGTCAAACCATGCTTTAATAGATGACTTTACAGATGATCCTGGGAGGTTAAATTCCTCCATAGTCTCTACTCCATTCTTAACTACCTCATCTAGACAAGTAAAGATCACTGAGTAATCTGTTAAATCACGAAATACTTTCACAATTTTAGTCATGATGTCGTTATACTGGCCGTACATCTTTAATGCCATCTTAGGGTCAGCATATTTAGGATCATTCTTTAACTCTGTTAAAACCATCTCGCCAATCTCAGTAAGAGAATCGATAAAGATATAATCAAACAACTTTGGTTCTTTAGTTAGAAAATTATAAATATCCATTAAGTCATCAGTAGATTTAATTTCCTTTACTGGGAAATCAGTTCCCTTTAGACATAATAAACCAGCCTCTGCTGAGATAATTAGTGTTCTATCTTCTGGTAAAAATCTTACCTGTGAAGTCTTACCTATCCCAGAGCTTCCTACGATTAGTGCTACGAACCTACTACTTGATACTTCTTTTGTGCTTTTAAATTCCATTATACCATCTCCTTATATTCAATTTTAAATGTCGGCTTACCTTGTTTTATAACTATAGCCTCATCAACAATCGATTTGGCATTAGCATTTAGTGATGAATATTTTCTCTTGTCAAATTCAAACTTAGCCTTAAAGAGATCTGGACAAGATTGAGCAATCTCCTGATCAACAGATACGGTCTCATTGTGTTTGATTGTTACAGAAAAATATCCTCTATCTGTCATTTCATTAAATGTTCTGCTTCCATTTAGATTCAAGTTATTATTATCCCTTGCCTCAATGTAAATATCACTCTCCACCTCATGCAATTGTTCTGTTAACTTTCTAATCTCGCTCTTTAATTCTAACCATTGATTGTACTTATTCATCCTTATTCTCCTACCTATTATTGACAACTCAAACAATATAACTTATACTCAATCAATATGTCAACACTATTTTAAAGGAATTTATGACAATCGCTGAATACATTGAAAAGACTGGAATTACATACCGACAATTTGCTAAAGACTGTGACCTTTCACCATCTATGCTTTATCGTTTAAAGACTGGAGAAAGAGGAACTAATATCTCGCTTGCCGTAGCTCAAAAAGTAGTTAAGGGCACTAAGGGAAAAGTTACTCTTGATGACTTACTGTCAGTCTTTAAGAAATAATTCGGGTACTACAGTTACTTTCACCAGTTGTTTGAATATCTCTAAGGGGTACTTCTTTTTCAGTTGGTGAAAGGCAAAGTCTGGCTTAAGCTTCTTAGTTTTTCTCACCCATTCCAATCGATAATATTCTTTTCTCATCATCTCGAATAGCATTTTTGCTCTTTCCTCTTCACTCTCAAAGTACTCTGTTAATTGCCCAGCTACGCTTTTTACTTCACGAACAACTTTAGGCTTTATCCATCCACACTCAGGACATGATTCGTTTTCCTCTGGATCGAATACAAAGAAACATTCTTCACAGGTACATACCTTTTGATCCATTGGTTTAGATTTTTTCTTTGCTGGTTTCTCTAGTGAAACTTCACGAAGTCTGTATGGCCCACCATGGCGAAAAACATTGCCAGCATTATCTAAGACTATGCAGTTTTCTTTCCCTGGAGATGCTCGAAGCCCACGACCTAGCATTTGCAGATAGAGTGTCAATGAGTACGTTGGACGAGCAAATACAATACATGAAACTTCTGGACAGTCCCACCCTGTTGAAAACAGATTCACATTCACCACAACTTCGATGGATCCATCGACAAGGCCTGCCTTCGCAGCGTCCCTTTCTGCCTCAGAAGATTCAGCGTCAACTTGTACTGCACGAATACCGCGATCACAAAACTCCTGTTTTAATCTTAAAGAGTGTTCGATGCTCACAGCAAAAACGACTGTGGGTCTTCTTTCACCATACTGGAGCCAGTCGCTTACAATATCTCCAACAATTTTAGAGTCAGAAACAACGCTTTCAAGTTGCTTTCGGTTAAAGTCACCACCTGTCTTCTTTACTGCGCTTACATCGATTAAGTGAGGGCAATATATTTTCTCTGGGACTAAATGCCCCATGTCTCTTATCTCAAAGCCATGAATTGGGTTAACTACAGCTTGATAATGCGACATGTCAGTAAACGGTGTGCCTGTTGGTCCAATGAAGTATGCATTAGGATATTCTGCAAATACTGGTGAATAATCTAGGTGAGCTTCATCTAAAATAATTAATGGTTCTTGATCTTTGAACGGCCAGTTGTCTCTTGATCTAAGTGTATCAACAGATGCGACTTGTATAATCTTCTTTTGATTATATCGCCAATGTCCTGCCATATTTATAGAGTGATCAATGCCATATTTATCTAGTGTCTGGGAGATGTTCTTCACAAGTTCTCTACCTCTCACGATAAACAGTACTGGGTATTTATATGTTAATGCACGTTGAATTAACCAAGATGATATTACAGTTTTACCAGCACCAGTCTGTGCCCACAAAACTACTCTGCGATTGTTTAGCCTAAACTCTTCATCAATCTGATCAATAGCAAGCCTCTGGTAATCTCGAAGAACTATCATGCATGTATCCAGACCAAGGGATTTACTATCAATATCCTTCCATTGGTTCTGTTGGTAATGCTTGCGATATAACCTCTCATCTCAAGATCATCTACCATCTTCATCAGTGAAGAACTCTTACTACCATGTTGTCTCCAGCTTTGATTCCACTGAGCTATTGTCTCACCAGACTTTAAGTTTTGAGCTTTGATCAGCTCAACCAATCTTTCAATCTCGCCTCTGTTAAGAGCATCTTGAGAAGTCTGGAATATATCTTTCATATCCTGAGCTATAAACTTTAATAGATCATCTGCCATTACCACAGCATCTCTGCCAATCTCTCTAGGTCTTGCGCCTTCACTGAGAAGAATCTGATAAAGACAAGCAAATCTGCACAGTAAGCCTTCATGTTTAAACAACGAGGATCCTATCGGTGTACCTGAATATGGCATAGCTCTACGTCTAATATCATGTCTAACTTCATCATATGTATGAGAAGCTTCCATACCAACATGAATGACACCTGGAGTGTGATGAAAGACATCACTGTAAATCTGATATTCTTTTGTGTATCTGTTATAGTTTACGTCTTTAATTCTTTCGTGCGATGGTTCTCCAAATGCACAGTAAATGAATCTTTGATAGAATCCATCATTTTCTCTTAGTCTTGGATTGTGCATGTCTTGGATGTGACAGCTTAATACGTCTGGTTGAATAGAGGTGAGAATGGAAATAATATGACGCTCTATATAGTCTTTTCCTCGCGCAAGAGTACTATAACTATAGTCTTTATTCCCATCCACACCTTTCATAAAGAAGGTTCTAGCTTCTTCATTTCCTTTTTTTCTAATTAATGCATCCAGCTGCTTAAACTCATCTAGGTCAAAGTACAATCCATTATTCTGATTATTCTTTGCATCTAGTGTGATCTTCTGAATTGATGACATCTCCACCATCCACTCAGTCTGAACTAAGTTCAATCCCTCTAGCTCGCGTTGGAGCTCAGCTATTTCCTTTTGGGTGGCCTCAGATTGATCCATCTCACCCTTTGCCGCTAAGCTCTTGGCTTCTTTATAAAGTGCTTCTATACGAGCTTGGATCCTCTGCTCTTCATCTAATAGTGATCTTTGGTTTGATCTCTTGATCTCTTTGTTTATAACTCTACACTGTCTATTTGCCATCATAGTAATGTCAGACTTCTTACTACCAGAGTTAGCAACCATACAGATTGCCATGTTTGGGTACTGGTGAAACTCATCTAATGGTTTTGGTTGAATCTTATACTTGGTCTGGGCACAGGCACCTAGTGAGGCAAGAAATGCCATAAAGATCGGGTATGGTTTAACTCCGGTTGCCTCTGACATTTCAACTATCATCTTTCTCCAGACTGGAGGAATTAGCTTTACATCAAAATCTTCCCTCTCAACCTTAATTTCCTTCTCAAGCGGCATTAGTGGGTTAAAAGATATTGACTCAGTAGATATTGCCTCAGACTCCTCGGCAAAAGTTGCCCCCGAGTTCTGCAGGAATGTTCTAGCAACTGATGCTATCCACGCGGAAGCATTAATACTTCTGTCATTAGTCTTTATCTCGGCACGCTTTTTGTTAAACTCATAAAGAAAGAATGAATTTTTAGGGCAATGAATAGCATCAAAATCAAGCATCTCAGTGAGTACTTGGCTAAACTTGGGTCTATTATTGTACTTCTTAAATATACGTCCCAATTGGGCTATCATGACCCCATAACGTCCATCGGCTACATCGTCTGATGAGTATTGCAGCTGTGATGGTAAGTTCTTATTGGCCACTGTTACGGTTGGAGAGTTAATTAGCGTAGGTATTGTTTCAATTTGTGCGAAGGGAATTACTGGAAGATCATCATAGTCTACTGTTAGAAGTGTCGCCGCATCATCGTCCCATGTGTAGTACAAGTCATCTGAGTGAAGTGATGGTGGGACAATAACTTGCTTGTTCTCATAGAAGACTTCGACAAAGCCACCACCAGGACACGAAAACTTATACATTGACTTTGACTGCTCACCATCGGTAAGGAAGAAAGCCTTGAAGCCCTTTGCACCATAGCATCTGACAGCGAATGGGAAGTGAGCTATCAGTCTCTCGCATATCTCGGGGTCATTGCTATCAACATCAATGCAAGCTAGTCGTCTGTTGTACTTTTGCCCTATCAGCACACCAAATCCAGTACAGTGAGCTGGGATCTCTATGTCTAATAATTCCTCTGGAGTTCTATTGTTCCAGTCTGAGATTATAGGTATCTTTTTATTGGCAGGAATAACTGAATAGTTCTCCTGATATTTTTGGATTATATCTTGTAGCAAGGCTTGCGCTCCTTCTTTTAAAATGTAGAACCTAAATTCTTATTCCATCTCTCAATATTGTCAACTAAAACTGAAAGAGATCGACATGGCTTACTTTAATCCTAGTAATTACAGGACGTAGCGGCTTGTCTTTGTGTGTGAGTAAGTACTCTTCTTTGGTTAATATTGCAGGACAATACTTGCACTCTTTGATCAGTTTATCTTTAACAGATATTATAAAAGTGCCCCAGGTATGCTCACCCGAGCAGTGATTACGATAAACTTTCTTTCTCATCTTATTGCCATCACTAATTGTTCAGCGGCCACCTTTGCTGTCATCATGCCTATACTCACCAATGCAACCATCTTCCAGTTAGACACAAGTCTTTTTAGCCTATCCAATCTACCTTCAAACTCTGACAGAGTGACTATTCTTTCTGCTAATACTAAATTAATCTTCACTTCCCTTGCTCCTTGTTTTTTTACAAATATCCAACTTCTGTGTACTCTAAATGAATTACCTTATTGATATGGTTCTGAGTTTTTTTATTGGCTGTAACGGTCATGACTCCCCAGTCATATTCCATTGTAAACTTCATGTTCTGAGAATTAACCTTTAGTAGTAAGCACAGGTTACCTGTATTGTTATCCATATATATCTTCATGCTTGCTCCTTGTTTTTGAAGTATTCACGGGCGCGTTTGCCAGCGAAAAATTGACTTCTAATCTGTTCAATGTCTTCGTCTAGCTTGCAAAATCTCGGCACCCCGACTCTGTCAGTTATCCACTGCTCGCAGTTCGCGTAGAACCTAATCACCTTCTCCGCTTTTTCAAGTTGGGAAGTTAGTTGTAAAATGTCTCCATAGTATTTAGTGTTGAGGTATTGTAGCTTATCAATCTCCCCATCTTTCTCTTTTAATTGAGCTTTAAGGGAGAGGATTTGAGCATCGTGAAAAGACTTTGTGATAAACATAATCTCATCGTGTTCTTTTTGAGCTGATTTTTTAGCTGCGAGGAATCCACCTAAATAACAGTCACTCGTTATATGGTCATATAGACCGATCATTCCCAGTTTTCTAATCCATGAATCTTTAGCTTCTTCACACCACTTCTCTTCGTTTTTATCGTTAGCGCTCATTTTAACTCCTCATAGTCTTTAAGCCATTGTTTAGCTTGAGCCATTAATCCGCCATTATTAGGACTAGTTTCTATAAAGTCCTTCATGTGTGGTAATGTAATTTCAAGAAGCCTATCTCTCTTCTCGATTTCGGCCATCAACTGTCGCTCGCTAGGACTTAGTGGGTTGTACTTTTTTAGTGAATCGATTTCTTCCTGAGCTTTTTCACGAGCGGCTAAGTAATACATCTCTCTAATGTCGTAATCATGCATCTCAATGATTAGCGTAGTTTTATCGTATTCTTCAAACTCCTCTCTCCACTGCTCTTGCTTTGTTTTCATTTAATACCTATGTTTTTAGAGTTACACTTCGGGCACCTGTCATGCGGTTGGATTTGTCTTCTGAGAAACCATTCCACCCTACATTTTTTGCACCTTATTTTTATATACGAAAAAACCTTAATCACTTTTCACTTCCCTTTATAACTTAAGTTTCTGTAAGTGGTTTGTTTAAGATTTCATCCACTTCCCAATATCTCTCTTGTAATCTTCTAATTGTTTCTTCTGGTGCTGAATATGGATTGAATATGAATTTTAAAATATCCCTCATCTTCTCATTTTCTTCTTTGAGTTTTTCTATTTTTTCAAACATAGGATTCCATGCATTTTGTTTTTTGCGAACACATAATCCGCAAGGCTTAGATGAAAGAAATCTTCTCCTTTGAATTTTGAAAAAATCACCACACTCGTGGCACTTACAAATAAGAATAACGTGACCACCTGAAACTCTTATGTTGGTTTCCTCGATTATCAAACTCACGGAAGCCTTCCCATTGTGAACCATGAGAAAACAAAAACAATAAGACAGACGATTAATATCCAATCACTCATATCTACTCCTCATTTTCTGTAAGTGGTTTGTTTAGTTTGCCATACTCAGGAAAGCATCTACAAAACTCTGACCATTGTTTAAGCTGTATTTCTCCACCACATTCTTCGCTTGATAGAATTGGATCGGTATAAAGAATAAGTGCGCGAAGTTTCTCATTTTCTTCTTTGAGTCCCTGGAGTTCGCCGCACACCTCAACCCACCTACTGATATTTATGTTCACTTCTTTATGAAAGTCATCGAGAGAGATCACAGGTATCCACTCCCAGCCATGATCATGCACACTCGGTTTAAATTCTCCAAAATAAACATATCTTTCGTTTGAAATATTGCACTTGTCTGATTTTTGAATATACCAACGTCTTATCTTTCCATTTGCCACGCTTGTCATTTACTCCCCCACTTCATATTCGTGCGTATAGACTTCTTCTAGCTTTATCCAGTGATAGTCGCCTTCACTAGTTCCGTATTCACTTAAAAAGACTTCAATTGAACCAACAAGATCGGCCTCAGTAAATGCATAATTATTGCCTTTTTTGTGATAACTAATCCTATACCAAGTAACCTTCTCAGTCTTTTTAGTAGGTGGAGTGTAGATTGATGATTTTTCTAATATATAACTACTGTAAACACTGTGTTCACTGAGGTCTTCAAGCTCGTAAAAAGACTTATCTAACCCAATGTGCTTAATCGTGAAAATCTTTCCACCATTTTCCCACCTTCTCACCTGTCCAACTTCTAATTTATCCATTTATTCCTCGATTGTTACTTTAATAAAAGCATGGGAGACGTTGGCGCGTCCTTATCCCATGCCCAACACGCTCACGATCTTGCGATCGGAGAAATTTTATATTTATATTTATTGTGCATCTATTCCTCGATTGTTATTTTTACTTTTCTAAAGTTGTGAACAGGCTGGTTTTTGAAGTAAAGATTACAACTAATACCATTCCTTAGGAAATAACCACCCAGCTCGCTGACGTAGCCATTAAAACTCTCAGGCTCATTCTCGCGCGGGAACAATTCATTCTTAATTGTCTGAAATACATCGGACTTTATCGCTGCATTACATTCTTTTTTTGCTGGATCACAAGCCATCCTTTTTGGCACAAACATGCATAGAATAAATAAATCAAATAACTCCTCTTGTGATATTTCTTTCTTGCTCACTTCTCACCACCCATCTTTATACACTTCCCAAAATCCCTACTCCAGCCATAGCCCACGTTACTTTCACATTGAGACTTCTCACCTCGTTCATACGCGACCAAGTGACTAGCAAATAAGATAGCTAGTACTGCAACCATAATAAATAACTTCTCAAAAAATAACATAACTACCCCTATTAAAAATTAATTAGATCAATCTGTCAACTTATAATTCATTCAGTAACTCAGTAACTTCCTTTCGCGCAAATGCCCTACCATAGGCTACGGTTAAAGTCTTATACCAAATAGTAGTCTCGGCTGACTTTCTAAGCTGACTTTTGTTAGGTCTATGCCCATCAATTGCACTTTCAATCTCGCTGATTAAAACATCCTTGACATAATCTCTCTCATGATCTTGTGATAATATATAGTCCGCCATCTCTCGTACATACGATTTTCTAGCCATAAATCCACCTCCTGAATACTTGCTTTGCAAGATAACAGTCATTCGTATTAAATTCACTCATGCACACAAAGTCTTTGTAGTGTGTGACTGAATATTGCCTACTAACACGCGAGAACTTTAATATAGTCTCATAGCCCCTAGCCTTCCTGTGTCCTATGAAATATGCATAGGGCATGTTTCGTCTATCTAGCTTCATTTAACCCCCCAAATGCCTTCTGTTATATACATATTGATCCCTATCAGCTCTCATTTCCTCGCAGTCCTGACATAGGAATAGACCATCTTCATTTTCTGGGACTTTACACACATCACAGTCAATGCAGAGTCTCTCATCCCTGTCATGGTCTGGTGGTTCATTGTACTCGCGTTCTAATGATTCAAATGATCTCATCCTACACCTACCAACTTAAACAGTAATACTTACCGTCCGACTGCTCCCAGCTGAAAAGAGCATCTTGTATGGATTGTTTGTCATACTGATGAATGTTCTCAGGACTGACAATCTCAGCATTGATAGCATAATTATCAGCAAGGTTAGATACATCTATAAGGTCACTGGTTTTAACGCCAATATCTGATAATAGCTGCGCCATCGCCTCTATCTCCTCAGTGCTCATCTCATAATCAAAGTTCTTGCATCTCTCAGCTATACGCTCGACAAGATCCAATGCCTGCTCGCAACTTAAATAGTTTATAGTTTCATTATTCATTTAACCCCCCTCATCCACTTTGTTATAAATATCTGTGCAGCTCTGAAAGACTTGCACTCCTTTGTAAAAAAATCACTACCGTTAAATATTTGAACAGTAGCACGCTCGACATTATCCACGCTCTTCATATGAATAAACGCGCCTTTGTACTTTAATGTATAGAAACAATCTACTTTACTCATCACTCCTCCCTCTCCGTTAACAACCATGACCAATTTTTCCCATCTAACCAGTTCAAATATTCAGACTCATAGCTCAGTTCGCTGTATTGCACAAAGTCATCTATGACTAGCTCAAGTTCGTCATCAAATGTCATTCTACTCATAGACTATCCCTCCACTCTCTAAACTGCTGCTTAGCATCGTATGCACTGTTAGTTTTGAATGTTGCAGTAACATTGTACTTAGTCAGTACGTTAACCTCATAGTGCTTAGTATCACGATAATAACAAAGATTAAGCTCGAACCCACTGACATTATAATTGATGAAATATGCGTATAAATTCTTGTAGGTGTTAAGTTTCACTATCTCACCCCACTGCATTGATTGACTTGCTTAAAGACTGCTTTACAGTCGATTATAGACGTTCTGAGCTTCTTTACAGGTCTAGCCTTAACTACCCTAGCCACTGGCTTAATAGGGCTGAAATAATGGCATTGCTTGTCGCTGAATGAATAGTAGTAATGCTTAGGGCACTTAACTGAAATAGTGGTGTAGCGCATTACTGTAGGCTGTGTGGTACATGCTGATAATAGTAATAGGATGGTTAGTAGCTTCATTCTATAATTCCCTTTTTTGGTTGATTCGTTGGATAGACAATACGATGAGTGTTTCTATCTGTCAACACTATTTCTATGATTATTTTAATAAGTGAAAATAGATTATGATGTTTATAGATTAAAACATATGTATCATTAAGCCAAAGAACTACTATAGTGCTCAAGTGTCCAGACAATATTTATTAAAATTTATCTATCATCTAACCCATTATTATTACAAGAGAGATAGTATTATTTTTAATAGTATATACCTTACTCTTAGTTGTTGTTGCTGGACACTTTAAAACTATCGTACTATATTAGCTTAGTAAAACTGCGAAATACATCGCAAACAATAGGAGCTATTATGGAATATGTCTTTGGTCGACCTTACGACGAGAACGGTTGTCGGATGGTGGATATGAATGGAAGGAAGTTTTTTATCAACGACGATGGTAGTGTCGAATCAGCTGACAGTATGGACCCGACTGATTTTGACCCCGATCTAAAATATATGTCACTTGAAAACTTTCATATAATGCTGACTAATAAATTTAAAGCAGTCCAGACTCTAAAGAAAACTAAAAAAGCAGTCAGAGAGATTACTGTCTCACCGAGTCATTGGTGGATGACTATGCCAGCTGACAAAAAGATTCAGCTAATATCGGAACTTGCTGAGAAAATAGAGGAGATTCTAACGCATCAAATTGTCAGTAGTCCTACAAATAAACTAAACGATTATTACATGACACTACAGGACAGAGTTAGATATGGTACAATTGTACTACATGACCTAACGCCCAAAGATATATGCAAGCTTCCTAGTTATGATTCGTTGCGTGATAAGTTCTATGGCACACCCGTCCAGATACTCAAGCTTATAGCACTATGCTATCCAGCTAATAGGAAGCGCAGAGGGTCGAAGTACTGGTAATGCCTTGCGCGTAGCGCATAGTTCTAGCATGGTGCAAGTGATGCTGTGCTAGTAACTGTGCGTGTTGATTGGTTGGTTGCATTAGGTGGGGGGTATGAAAGGAGAGGTTGATGGGTGGGGTGTGGTTATATATAGGCTACCAATCCCTTGACAACTTCCATCTGTTGACAGTATTATAAGCCTGGCGGTGGTGATGTAACAACGAGAAACATGGTCTTCTAGCTTAAGGCATTTTGTAGGTGCAACCCCTACCCATCGTCCACTTTGTACTTGCCAATCAATATCTGTTTCCTGTTTTTCTCTTGACGACTTTATGTGTTGTCATTAAAATAAAAATCTACAACACAGTTCTTTTGGGGCTAGAGACTTTTTCGTCAGCAAGTGTCTATAGTCACTTAACATACTGGGAGAATTTCCCGACTGCTGATTTTTTCCTGTACTTTATATATCTGTTGACATATAACCACAATACCATCATCCTATTATTTAATAATAACAATTAGTGTGTGTGACTCTAACTGGGTGGTGGTACCATTAAAGATCTTCGATACAGCAATCATAACGAGCTCGTCAACCGCACCCTAGTCCTCCTTCACAGCAATAAGCTCGGAAGATTCTGGGCGAACGCTACAGGCGCAGTCAAGACCATCAAAGGACACTTTCAGCGATATGGGCTTAAAGGCTCCTCAGATATTATAGGCCTGTCTCGTACTGGTCAGTTCATAGCTATTGAGATCAAAACTGGTACGGGTAGACAGTCTGGCGACCAGAAGAACTTTCAGCGAATGATAGAATCTAATGGTGGACTTTACTTTATTGTCCGATCTGAGGATGATGTGAAGATAATTATTGACAGTATAAATCCTACTGATAGTCTATAGACCATGAATGATATTACCATCCAGAAACTTACTAAGTCGCAGAAGGAGCAGATTCGCTGGCTATATCTTGGCGAGTATGAAGTTACTGACATTGCGACCAAGCTGAATATTGAGCCGGAGACTGTGCGCTTTTTTATCTTTGGACCAGATGGTAATGGTAGTGAGAAGACTTGTTTGTATCAGATCAAGAAGGGTATGAGTTCTACAGCTATCTCGGCATTTATTGCCGACAAAGCGAATGTGCTTGAGCGCACTGGTGGTATTGCTCTTAATATTCTTAACCGTGCTCTGGCCAAACTTGATGCCGATATTACTACTGGTGAGGTTACTTTAAACCTTAATGACATGAAGACTTTGTCTAGTATTGTGTTGGACTTTGATAAGCTGGTGCGCCTAGAGACTGGCAAGGCTACTGAGCATATTCAGCATATTGGTCTTACTACAGCGGAAGCTCGACAATTATTAGAGTCAGATCCTTTTGCTCAAAATATAATAGAAGCAGAGTTTACAGAAAATAAGGAGACGCTTCCATGGCTAAATCAAGAAAAGGAATGAAGATTGAGAGACATGGAATGAAGGGGACCAAGATCTATATGGTCTGGGAACAGATTAAAGCCAGGTGTTTAAATCCTAATAATAAAAGATGGGAAAGATATGGTGGTCGAGGAATCACCGTGTGTGATGAATGGAGCAAGTCATTCATTGCCTTCTACAACGATATGATTGAAGGATACGCTCACGGCTTACAGTTAGATAGAATAGATAATGATAGCGGCTATAGGAAAGATAATTGCCGATGGGTCACACCTGGAATTAATAGTGCCAATAAATCTAATGTTGGCAAATATATGAAGGGAGTATCTTTTTGTAAAAAAACTAACAAATTCAGAGCACAAATAGGAATAGATAAGGTAAAATACGCGCTAGGATATTTTAAAACAGAAATAGAGGCCCATGAGGTATTTGCGAAAGTACATATAGAATGGTACGGATTTTAGGAGAAGATAAATGATGTGTGTTATCAGTGGACTGCCTACTAATTCCTTATACAAGAACCAGCCGATACATCCAGACGTGATGGAGATGGCAAGGGGTCTTATGAAAGATGAGGGTATGAGCATGTCTCAAGCATTAAAGACTATTAGTTATATTTTAGTAATGGATATTAAGAAGAAACTACAAAATGGCGAGGAGCCGAAGGAAGAACTATGAAGACAATGGCGCAATTAGAGAGTGAGATCGAAACTACTACAGAAGAAATTGGACATATTAAAGCTGCCCTAGACCATAAAGAGTATAAGGAAGAATATTCTTTTGAGTTCAAGCCGACACTTACTCATAAGGACTTTACTCATCCTGGACTAAAGGAGCTTGTTGAGGGTTGCAATAATGGGAACGTACATTTGCACCCTGATCTTGTTCTTCAGCTTATTGAAGGAGAGTTGTTTGAGCGCATGAAGGGGTTTGTTAAAACTCATATCACAGGCAAAGCTCCTGCATATTTAATGAACATGAAGAACGATCTTGAGCGCAAGATGTTGCACGATCAGCTAGAGTCTAGAACTAAGAAGCTATCTGCTGCTCTTGAGGAAGTTAAGAGCTTTGAGGCGATGGTTGATAGTTATGAGGCTCCAAAGGGTGTTGTTACTGGTGAGTCTTTTGAAGGTAGTGTCCCTGACCCGAAAGTAGCTAAGAAGAAAAAGAAATAGTTGACACGTTTTCCAATCGTGGCAATAATATGACTACATAAACTTAATGCGTATTATTTCCTAGGTTGGGAGATATCCCTTTTGGTGGGCAGGGGCTAAAGAACTACCGCCAATTTATAGCTGATAAACCATAGGAGTCGGCAATCTCAAGTAATCAAGTCGATCCAAATAAAAGATTCATGTCTGAGAAGCTTCAAGGTAGGGACCAGTATATGGCACCTGACTCAGCTTATTCTGACCTAGAGCTCTTAGAGCGTAAGATGAGATTTTCAGCTGAAGTTGTTAAGGATCTTTCATTTTGGATTCCTCACCGTGGTCAGGTATTAGTTGGTAAGGCAATATTTATCGATGGCAAGACTGATATTATAGTTGAGTGCGGACGAAAGTTTGGCAAGTCAGAGCTTGGCCCTTATTGTCAGCATCGCTGGGCGATTATTAACCCAAAGTCATTTAATTATTATTTTGTACCTATTAAAGATCAGATTTCAGATATTATCTGGGCAAATGGTCGACTTCCTGATTTTTTACCGCTACACTTAAAGCGCAAATATCTTGATGGTGAGCCCACCAAGTCAGAGTTCCGTATTAACTTCAAGAACGGATCATTTATCAGATGTGATGGATCGGACTCGTACAATAAAGCTCGTGGATATACTGCCAATGGACTGCAAATATATGATGAAACAAAGGACTTTCACCCAATGTTTCATGATGCATTTGACCCCAATAGAGCTACTAATAACTCCCCGTTGCTTGCAATGGGAACCCCTGGTGACGAGCAAGCTCTATTGACCAAGTTGTTTGATGCCGCTCTTTTAACTCCATATGGGGCGGCATTTAACTTCCCTTCAAACATAAATCCACATATCAGTCATGAATTTTTAGAGAAGAAGCGTATCGAGTACGCTGCTCGTGGTGACTCTGATATTTATGAGATTGAATATGGTGCGAAGAGAACTAAAATTGGAAAGAAATATATTTTCCCTATGATTAACAGAAAGATGATCGTGCCTCATGCCGATCTTCTAGAGTATGTTCGTAATTTTAGGAAGGACTTTGACTTTTATACAATGTTTGACCCTGGTTCTGCCAAGTGTTTTGGTGTTTTGTTTGTGGCAATCCATAGATATAGCAAGCACGTTGTTGTTATGGATGAGATTTATGAGCAGAAGATGGGCGAGAACACTACAAAGAAGATTATACCACGATCAAATGCTATTTGTGACGAGATTAATAAGTCTAAAGATGACTGGTCTCAGGGCTATGACTATGCAGCTGCTTGGTTTGCGTCTGATATTATCAGCGAGTTTCCAGACTACGAGTACAGTTTATTTCCTTGCACGAAAGATTTGAAGGACAAAGAGAACAAACTTGGTTTGATTAAGGATATTATGATTGGTACTGCTGATGGAAGTCTATTATCAATCAGCGATAGGGCCGTAAACTTTTATAAAGAATGTAATGAATATAAGTTGGATGATAAGGGCAAGCTGAAGAAAGAGAATGATCATTTAATTGATTGTTTCAGATATATTTTAAATCTTGCCAATTACTACACAATTGAAGATGCTAAACCGATAGATTTTAAAATTAAACATCAGCGCGGAACATTTGAGCAAGATGAGTACCGTGCTAAACCATCAGGAGAGGGTTATGGAGATTTTGACCTTGATTAATGTTATTTGTATGCTTGTCAGCATTACAGTTGCTGGTTCTGCTTGGGTAGAACTTAAATCCTTTATGAAGTCTACTCATAAGATTGAGTATGTACCATTAGGAGATGCACCAACATTAAAAAGTGAACCATTAAGAGACCAAGATTTAAACGAATTTGATATTTAAGGAGTAAATATGAGACAGACGATTTTAGATGCGTTTGATGATCAACCATCAGGTAATATGAATGAGCACCAATTCCCATTCATTGATCATCAGGACGAGACAGAGCTATTGGATTGGCTAGTAAAGGATATTGAATCTAAATTTAGATCAAGATCTAGCAGGAACGAAACAATTAGAAGACTAGATGCTATGTTTAAGGGACTTCCTTACGATGTTGCAAATAGAGGTAGTAACATTAATGATCTTGATGAGAATATTGGTCTTCGTAGACCAAAATCTATCTACAACTTCATTAATGAGATGGTAGAAGCTAAGGTTTCTCAGAGATCAAGGTTTAAACCAGCTATTACAGTAATCCCAAACAACATTAATGTTGATGATGAGAACCGTGCTGAGACAGTTAAGACTCTTTTAACATCAAAGGCACAAGAACTTAATCTAGACAAGTTAATTTCAGACGCAGACAAGGTAAACTTTCTATCTGGAGAGTCTTATACTTATGTGAGATGGAACAAAAACATTGGTGGGATTGATCCTAATTATGCAAAGCTTGAGTCGCCAAAGTACTTAGATGGCACTCCAATGCCAGTAGTTTATAAGGGTGATATTGATATTGTAATCCTAGGGCCTGATAGATGCTATCATCAGCTTGGTCCTCGCAGATGGGAAGATGTTAATGACCTTAATATTTGCGAATGGGTACATATTGATGAACTTAAAGCAGACTATCCTCAGTGTGCTGATGATATTCAAGCATCTGAAGGTTATTACTCTCAGTATTTTGATAGTTATAATAGAAATGATCATGAGTACCACGCTCTTGTGGTGGAATATTACTATAAGCCGACAAGATTCATGCCAAAAGGTGCTTATATTAAGTTTACTCCAGGTTGCTTACTTGAAGTTAAGCTAGATGGATACCCATATAAGCATGGCAAGCTTCCTGTAGTGTTTGACACAGACATTGACTCTCAAGGAGAGATCACAGGTCGTCCATTTACAGCAAATATTGAGAAGCTTCAAAGGCTTCACGATATGACATCAGCTTCTATGGCAAGAGGATTTGCAATTGCCAACTCTCCGAAGTGGTTATATGCCAAAGGTTCGATTGATGCCAATAAGCTAACTAACCAATACAGCTCACTTGAGTTTAAAGGGCCTGTAGCTCCCCAATTAGCGTCTTTTAATGGAGTCCCTAGTGCTTCATTGGATATTCTTGCATGGTCTGAGAAAGGCATTGAGAAGGCTTCTAGCGTGTATGGTATTTCTCGTGGTGAACCACCTAAGGGTATCAAGGCAGCAGTTGCGCTTCAATTCCTAGATGAGCAAGAGATGCAAAGAGAGTCTAGAGGTATGGCAAAACGTCAATCTAGAATTATTGATATTTATGAGATGAGCTTGTCGCTAATGCAACAATTCTACACCCCAGAAGATGGAAGAATCTTTAAATACCTAGGCGAAGATAACTCTTATTTAATTAGCGATTTTTCTACTATGGATATTTCTGGTGAGTATGATATTAGGATTGAAAATTCTTCTTCATTGCCAGATTCTAAAACTGGTAAGATTGCAGCTATTCTCGATCTTAACACAGCAACTCAGGCAGACCCTATGTTTAACAAAGAAGCAATTGCACAAATGTTAGACCTTGGAAACGATAGAAGATTTAAAGTTCAGAATACATCTGCCCTTAAGGCAGCTCAATTTAAGCTTCAAAAGATTCTTAATGGCGAACCTTCACCGGAACCAAGATCATTTGATGATTTCTTAATCGAGTACCCAGTATTCATGCAAGCAATCCGTCAGCGTGAGTTTAAAGGTGAAGACCCAGTAGTAATGGAAGCATTGATTGACTATATCACTGGTATGGAATTTGAGATGTGGAAGAAAGCTCAAATGAACCCAATGTTTATGCAAAAAGCAATGATGTTCTCTGATTATCCAGCATTTTATAAAATTCCACTAATGCCACCAATGGCAGCAGCAGCTGGCCCACAAGCAAGCGGCTCAGATACTATTGGCAAGATGGAAAGTAACAACGCAGAAATGAACGATCAACAAATGATGAAAAATGAATCAATCCCTGGAGGTGTATAGTGTCTGAGCATTTACAAAGCATAATGAGTGAAGAGGCTGACGTAGCAGAAGAAAGTACGTCAAAGTTAAATGGTGGAGATAGACTAAATTCTATCATGGATATGGACTACGAAGCTCCAGAGGAGACAGAAGACCCAGAAGAAGATGGTGTAGAGAACAAAACACCACTTGCTGCAAAAGCAGAGCCAAAGGAAGAGAAAGAAGAAGAAAAGGAAGTAAAGAAACCCGAGGCAAAGAAAGAAGAAAAAGAAGAGAAAAAAGAAGAAGAGAAAAAAGTCGAGCCTGAAAAGAAAAAATATTCTTATAAGGCAGACGGAGAGGATGTTGAAGAAGAATTAACAGACGAGGAAGTAAAAAGTAGATTGTCTGGAAGTAGAGCAATTCAAAAACGCTTTACAGAGCTAGATCAACAGAAGAAACAAGTTCTAAGCAAGGAGAAAGAAGCAGAAGAAACTGTTAATTATGTTAAATCTGAAATGGGCACACTTAGAGAGTCTTTTGCAAAAGATATCGAGGAATTTAAACAAAATGGAATGGTCAAGGGAAATCCTGCAAAATCCATATATAATTTACTTGACAAGATGGGCCTAGATACTGCACAATTTGAGAAGGCACTATTTTTCCATCACTTACCAGAAGCTGCAAAGTTTTTGGATATGAGTGACGCGGAGAGGGATAGCTTTCTATTAGGTAGAGAGAATGAGTGGCTTAGGAAAAAACAGGACGCTATTAAGAGTCAAGAGCAAGAAGTCAGGGAAACCAAGACTAAACTTGAACAAGAAAACTCGTTAAAGCGACAAGCTGGTGTTTCAGAAGAACTATTCTCAGAACTAAAAGAAGAACTTGCCGCCAAGACTAACTTGAAAGACCTTAAAACGGAACAAGTTCTAGAATGGCACAAGGTAAAACCCTTCTACACACGCGCTGAGAATATAGCTGAGAAAGTTCAGGGTTCTGATATTCATAAGATTGCTAGGATTCTTCTAGAGTTTCCTGACACAACTGATAAATGGATGCTCGAGCAACTTGGTTATAAGGCTCAAGAGGAAAGAAAGATTGTTGAGAAGCTAGAGGCGAAAGCTCCTAAGCCATCAGCAAAAAAAGCCGTTGATGACGATAGAGATGATCTATTCGATTCAATGAGAAGAAGAAGGTAATTTTAACAAAACAATTTAAAGGAGGTCATGATGGCTGCTAATATCGCTTGGTCAATTGCTTCGGCAAACGACTCTTTCAAAATCAAATACGGTAAACTGGCTGATAAAGTATTTAACGCTGGTAACCCAATCACTATGCAAATTTCAGTAAAAACTGACTTCGTAGGTAAGTCGTTAGTAGAAGACAATCCATTAGGATTCTCTGGATCAGTTGGTTCAGGTGTTCTTCCAAAGTCTAACGTAGCTTCTTATGTAAACTCAATTTTACTTCCAAAGAAAAACTACGCAACTGTTGTTGTTGACAGAGAATCAATGAAAGCTTCTTCTACAAATGAAGGCGCGTTCTTTAAATTCATGGATCGTCCAGTAAAAGACGCTCTAGAGTCTTTCGACAGAAACAAGTCTCGTCAATTCTTCGGTGACGGTTCAGGTATCCTTGGATACGGTGACGCTGGAGCTGCTGATGTTACTGGTGCTGGTACAACTGGCTCGCCATATATTGTAACTTTTGCTGCTTCTAAGTTCAACGAAGCTAACTTCGAAGAAAAAGATTATGTTCAAGTTGTTACAGGTATTACATCTGTAATTACTGGAGCTGGTGGTACTGCTGAAGGCGGAACTACTCAATCTAACCTTTTAGAAATCGTAGCAATTAACCCTGCTGCTAGAACAATCAGCCTTGTTGGTACTTCACCAGCTCTAGCTGCTCTTGTTGCTGCTACAAACCCACTTGGGGCTACTGATGCAATCTGTATGCAATCTTCATACATGACAGACATGACTGGTCTAAGACTAGTATCTAAGCTTTCAGCTGCTTTTGACGCTGGAACTACAGGTCTATCACTTTACAACATTCCTATGCAAAGACGTTGGAGAATGTATGTTAAGGATGCTGCTGGTGCTGCTCTTACTAAGCCACTTCTAAACGATATGGCAGTAACTGTTGAGTCTCGTACTGGTAAAACAGTTACTATGATTGCAACTTCATACACTCAATTCCAAAAGCTTTTAGATCTTTCAGAAGATCAAAAAAGATACACTATGGTTGCTCCAGCGAACTCAGCGTTCAAAAAAGCTAACTATGGTTTCGAAGCTGTTGAGTATATGACTTCTACAGGTCCAATTCCAGTTATCCCTGACCGTATGATTCAGAAAGATGAATTATGGTTCTTAAACAAGAACTACATCGAGTACAGACTTCGTCCAGGTGGAGCTGAGTGGGCTACTGAAGATGGAACAACTTTCCTACGCGTTACTAACGAAGATTCATACGAAGCTCGTTATGCAATGTACGGTGAGTGCCAAATCTCTCCAAACTACCATGCACACTTAAAAAACCTAGCTGTATAATCTAAAAAATTATCAGGATCACACTAAGGGGGCTTCGGCTCCCTTTTTTTTTGACAATTTATTAGGTCGTGATAGTATTTATTGATCAACATATAAAATCCACTAAGAAGGCCAAAAAGGAGCACAGGGATGTCGGATTCAATCAAAGGTTCAAAATCTTTTATCTACAGCAATGAGCAAGTCCCAGGTTATGAAAACTCTGGCGATAGTATGCAACATCTTTCTATTCAGGAAATATCTGGTAAAAAAGGTGCTGCTGACGTAATGATTCACGGTACAACTGAGGTTTCACTTAACCATGTTGTTGAGGTTGGCTCTGTTAGAAAATTAATTAGATCGACTGCTCACGGGGCAAAGCAAGGATGGTTCATGAGAATGACATCTGGTGCCTCTGATAGAGAAGAGATTACAATTGTAAAAGTTGTAGATGCTGATTCTTTTATCATTTCAGCTGAATTTCCAATAGCACTTGCAGATACATTCGATATTTTAAGATCAGTATCTCCAAAATATTCTGCAGATGGAGACCTAAGTGTTTCCTCAGGCCCTACGACTTTCTTGAAAGACTCTGTAGTTACAGAAGTCGAAATGGACACTATTGTTCCTGCAAATATTGAAGCTCTTCCTACTGAACTAATTTTCAGTGTAGACGGAACTCCGACAAGAGTTACATATGATACATTAACTCCTACAAACTCAAATGCAATTCCTGTAAATATAGTTACAGTAAATGGCACTGGAATTTCAACAACTGTTGATTTAACTGGTGCTCAAATAAATGTTCAGCTCACAGATAGAGGAGCATCTCCAGATGCTACAAGAATTGGTGATGGAACTAACTTGTTAGGAGTAAATGCTTCTAATGAGGCACTAGTTATTGATACTG